CGCCAAACGGCCCTGCGCTACGGATGTGGACGCATTGGCTGACAATTCGTTGATGGCACCGCCCACCGGCGGGAAAACCAGCGCCGCAGTCGCGGTGCTGACATAGACATGCACAGACGTTCCAAGCGGTTGCGTTGAAGGCAGCAAGACCGCCGTTTGGCCCGAAGCAGTCGTCACTTGGTTGATCGTGCCGGTAAGCGGCGTGGCGGTTGCCTGCGCCGTTGTCGCGCCCGCAACCGGCGCCGGGATCGTTTCGCCTGTCAGATTGGCAAGCGCTGATGGCATACCAAGGCCCATCATGTCAGAACCAAGACCGTTCATTGTATCAATCCTCTTCCTGCGCCGCCCGGCGACGCTTGGGGTTAGCGGCCAACTCCGCCTGCAATCGCTCAAGGGCCGCTTTGAGCGTAGCAATCTCGTCAGTCTGCGCCTCAATCTGGCGCTGCATCTCATGCGCGCCTTTCATGTTTGACGCGGCATTAAGAAACGCTTTGGCGCGCTCCACATAAGCCCGCCCGCCCATGCCCAGGCGCTTGATGCCTTCTTCGCCAAGACCGGCAAGCTGCTCCACCGTATGCACCTTCAGGCCGCGCATCTGGTCGCAAATTTGCGGGTCTTGGGGAAACATCACCGCAATCGGCGTGCCGTCCGGCACTTGTTCCTGTTGGTTTGCGTATGCCTGCCACTGGCGCGGAAAGCGCATCCGGTCCAGATCGGTCACTTCGCGGATCATCTGATCACGTTCGCCTGGCTGGATGATTTTGATGTAATCGCGCTTTTCATAAATCGGGCGCCCAGCTTCCTGTGACTTGAAGGGCTGATGTTCCGAATGCGCGTAAAACTCCACATAAAGCCGGGCATCGCTGCCCATGGATACCGTGCCGTCGGGGTGGACCGTTCCACCCATAAGCGCGAAATCGTCTGACATTGGTTGTTCCTTGAAAATGGAAGGGGGCGGGCGATATGCCCGCCCCGTCCCGTTAAAGCGTCACGTCCACGAAAGGATAATTTAGGACGCAAGCGGTGGCGGCGGTTGAGGCGCCGTTCGCCGTGGTCAGGTAAATGCCCTGCACCTGAAACGAACCGGCAGTGCCGTCATCGTCCAGCGCGCCGGCAGTCGCCGTGGTATTCAAGCGCGCATTGGCCGCCGCGCTCGCCAGAACGCGGGCGGTTGCCGTGCCTTTCACCTGAACCCAGCCGTAACCGACAACGGTGCCAGAAGTGCCAGGAATAGCGGCAACCGTCACCCCCACAATCTGGCCACGCGCGTCGTTTGAGGTGCTGAGTTCAGTCGCCGCAAAAGCAGCAGTCATGAAAACGACAGTGCCAACAGCCAAGGCGGCAGAAGCCGAATTGGACACGCAAACAAACTCACCGTTCAAGGCGGAATGAATGCGAGTGCCAACCGCGATTGGCGAAGCCGGGATTTCCAGCTTGGTGCTGTCAACCGTCCACACGTCGAACGGATTGACGCCTTCGATATGAGAGATCGAAAAAGACATTGTGTTGCCCTCCTATTAGGCGCGCAGCACGCCCTGCAGGCGCGCATTGGAAAGGGTCATGTTGCCAGCCCAGCCGATCAGCTTCACCATGGCATCCTGGTTCACGCTGAAACGGTCAGGATCAAGCGGGACCATGTTGCGGTCACGGTGCGGACGGTAATGGATGTAATTCGTATTCAGGAAATACATCCGATCAACCGGCGCGCCGCCAACCCCACCGGGGTCAGTGCTGAAGCCCTGGAAGCCGCCGTCGAGCATCACGTCAATGCTACGGCCCGCGCCGTAGTATTTCAGTGCCGCAAAACCGGCGCCGGCGGTGCGCTCATCGGTCACGCGCTGGATGGCCTGGAGACTTTCCAGATACAACCGATAGTAATTGTTATCCGCAACAATCAGGTCGGTCCCGTCATTGCCGCGAACCAACTGGATGGCAACGCGGTTCATGTAGGACTGCACATTGGCGCTGGTCACAGCCGCGCCACCGTCAGAAACGGCGGAAAAGCTGATGTTGCGCCAAAACTGCCATGTGCCGCGGTCAATCCCGCCAATGGTGCCAGAACTTGGCGAATTGGCGATTAGCGCTTGCAGGCCGGTAATCTGGCCAGAAGCGGTGCCGTCAGAATAGATGTCCGAGGACAAGCTATTCATGAAAGTGCGCTCGGCGTTCGTGATGCGGCTGTCAAGCAAATCAATCACCGCCTCGCGTCCGCTGTTTTGCAGCATTTCAAGGCCGGAAATCGAAACCGCCACCGCCGCCTGGCGGATCGGGAACTCTGCCGCCGTCATGACGTCAGACGGCGCGATGTTCAGCACTTCATAGCCGGAATACCGGCGATAGGTGCCATTCATCGCGTATTCGATCTCCTGCACGATGGACCGGCCACCGGAGAAGGTCTTTACCTTGCCGCGCTCGCGAAGGCGGTTCAGCAGGGCGTTGTTGCGGGATACGTTGTCGGCAAGTTTGCCGGAGCGGTTGCGAAGCGTGGTCGTCACGACTTCATTCAAGCCGGGGGATACGGCCATGGGTTATCTCCTAAAAGGAAACGCTTGAAAACGCACGCACAAGCTCGTCGCGAACAGTGCCGGCAGTTGTCGCATTGGTATTGACGCTCGGATTGCTTTTGATGCTGACAGCACGCTTTTTGGCATCCTCGGCGGCCTTGCGGGCCTCCGCGTCACGCTTGGCGTCGTCCGCTTTGCGTTGATCGGCCAAGATGCGCTCGCGCAGGTCGGGACGCGCCCAAACCGCCATGTCATAGGCATCCTTCAGGGACTTGGCTTCGCCAGCTTGTAGAAGATTGCCCATGGTTACGCGCACTTGCTCAAAATGCGGATATGCCGCCGCGCCATCTGCCGCCTTCGTGCTTGCGAAGTCGGAAATAATGCGATGCTGTTCCGCCATTGTGTTGTCGTGCTGAATGCGCTGCTGTTGCGTCAGATAGCCCCGTAGCGTCGCCACTTCCTGCTGCAATTGCCCCAAGACGGGATCGGCAGACTGTAGCGGTGCTTGCGCGCCATTCGCAGGCGCAAGATTTGCGGGGTCCACACCATAGGAACGGGCAAGTTGGCGCAAGGCTTCGACCGGGTTTTCGTCAAGCGCGCGTTGGGCTTCAAACAGGACTTTCACCGCCTGTTCGGGCGCCATGCCTCGCCGCGAGATTTCCGTCTCGTATGCCTTCACCACTTCCCGCACCGGATCTGGCGCGGTGTTGCCCATCGCAGGCTTGCCAACGGTAATCCGCCCCGCGTCCAAGTCCGCGCGCAACGCGTCTTGTGCAGCTTTGGGCAGGCGATCCCAGGCTAAGTTTGCGTCGGACGGCCATCCTTCGGGCGGTGCAACCTTTGCTTGGCTGCTGTCGCCTTCTGGCTGACGGGCTTCGTCCTTGGTTCCTTCCGCGTCGGGCGCTTGGCCTTCGGCGGGTTTTTCATCGGCGGCATAGCGACCTGCGTCATCGCGGCGCTCTTCCGGATCATTGGTTGCGGCGGGCGTGTCATCACCGGCCACGCTTGAAAAGGCGGCTTCAATATCGGCGCGCACGTCATCGGCGGGCGCATCGGTTGCCCCGCTGTCCGAAAGTGTCATGGGTTTGTCCTTTAGGTTATTTCAAGCCGGCGCCACGAACGCCCGCGTTATAGAGCAGCCGCAGCCGCTCAAAGAGATTGTCCTGATGTGCCGCGCGAATCATGGCGACGTAATCAGCCTTTGAGATCAACAGGTTTTCACTCATAGATGCGCGTCTCCAAATTGGCCCCGTCAAGGCTTCCGGCACTCTCGACCGGCGGCGGCGTGTAGCCCTGTTCAAGCATCTGATAGGCCTGCGCCACGTCTTGCGCGACGCTGCCCATGTCATGCGCGGGCGCAGTCATGGCCGGCGCATCGTTGCCCATTTCGACCATCCCATGCTCGCGCGTGACGCGGCGGAAGGCGCTTTTGCTGTCCATCATCTCGCCCGTGGCGGGATGAAAGCAAGCGTTCATTGCGTCGGTCATAATGTAAGGCCCGACGCGCGGCGCGCGCTTGGCATTGGTAACGTCGCGCCATTGGCCGCCGTGCCAGATAAATTTGCGTGTCATGCGCGCTCCGCCTCGGCCAAAACGCGATCCATGGCGTCAACGCTTTTCATGGCATTTGCAAGGCGATTTGTAGCGCATTGCACATCTATAGCCGCCTTTACCATCGCTTCAGCCGTGCCTTCAGGATAATGGCGACCTTGCGCGGCGCGGTTGCGGATTGTCGTTTCTGCAACGATCCAACATTTGTTCGTAGAGTCTTCGTCGTCCATTTTCACCCTATCAGCATCAGCACGGTTTCATCATCATCAGCGTCGGCCTCCGCCCTCGCCTGAATGGCCGCGATGCGGGTTATCACTCGTTCAATCTGCGCCAGCGTTTCGGCCTGCCGGGCCAAGTCGCGCAGGCGTTGCACTTCCGCGCGGTAAGGCTCAGGCGCGGCTTGCGCGGCCTCTGCAATGGCTTGCCGCACTTCGGCGCGGGTTTCTGCCGCCGGTTCATCCACAAGCCCCAGGGCCGCGTCATATGCGGCGCCCAAGGCGTTGCGGAACGTGTCTTGCTCGTCGCGCTGCTGGTCGCGGCGCGCGGCCTGCAATTCCGCCAAGCGCGCTAGACGCTTGCGATCTTCCTTGGTGTAGAACCCGCCGCGCGTTTCAATAACGGGCGGCGGCGGTATTGCCCCTTGCGGCGCAAGAAGCGTTAGGAACATGGGTTATTTGCCTTCAACGCCTGTGTTTTGCGGCGGCTCTGTGCCTGTTTCAACCGCGATAATGTTGTAGGGGTCATAGACTAGTTCATCATGCGGGTGCGGAAAGTCGTAAGGCCCCACGCCGTCCCAAACGATTTTTGCGATGCAAACGCCCGCGAGCATGACAGCATAGTAGCTCATCAATAATACTCCACCACGATGCAAAGCCCGTCGCCACCATCGCCACCCGCGCCGGAGTCAGCGCCGTTGGTGGAAGCACCACCGCCACCGCCGCCCGCGCCGTAATTGCCACCATTGCCGCCCGCGCCGCCCGCGACCGTGCCAGCGGTATCGCCGGAAGCGCCACCGGCGCCAGACGTGCCGATGCCCTTCGTGATCTGCGCGCTGACAAGATAATCATTCAGCAATTGCAGCGCCCAGTTGTCTATCCCGTTCCCGCCAGGATTACCCGTGCCGCCGGTAGGGCCAGTATTTGCCGCTGATTGATTGCCGCTAATGTTATACGCCCGGCCACCGTCGCCGCCTTTGCCTGCGACATTGGCAGAAGAAATGCCGCCACCACCGCCGCCGCCGCCGGGGCCAACCGTTTCCATCGAGACCGCGCTGGCGTTAGCGCCGATGCCGCTCACCGGTCCGACGGCACCATTGACGCCCGCCACTGTTGGGAATTGCGGTGGGGTGGAGTTTGTAATCGAACCTCCCGCGCCGGCTGCTGATTGAGCCGTTCTGCCAGGACCACCGCCGGTGCCACCATCGGCGACTATCAATGATCCGAAACTCGTATCCGTGCCGTTGGCACCTGCCTGCCCATCGGTGTTGTCGGTTGTGCGCGCCGCCCCGCCAAGGCCACCTGCGCCAATGGTAATCGTTTCGGTCGCGCCCAATTCATTAGCCATCAACCACCGCGTTGCGATTGCGCCACCGCCACCACCGGCGCCGCCTGTGCGAACAGCGCCAGCCGCACCGCGCCTGCCGCTGCCACCACCCGCAGCGGCACCGACGCAAACAACAAGGGCCATCTTCAAGCCGGGCTGCTTTACCCAGGTATCGCTGCTCGTGTATTCCCTGATGTTATAGCGCAGCCCATTCGGCCCGCGTGTGAGACTGCCGAACATCAGGCTACCAGCGCCTCGGCTTGGACAGTCACCTGCGTATTGCTGGTATCCACGCGCCGAACCTCGATCTGATTGGCGTTGCTGATCCCGACAATCAAGCGAGAGGCGCCAGACAGCACCTGCATCCCGTTGCCCGCGCCGCCGCGTCGGTATTCAATCGCAACGCTAGTGCTGTTGGTAAGGTCCAGCGCATCGCAAACAGAAGAACCAAAGGCGGTCCAATTCGTGCCGGTTGCTGCGGTAGTGAGAGTCAGGATGGTTGCCGATACCGCCAGCGGCACGGAAACCGGCACTGCCGCCGCGCGAAGCTCCGCATCGGTCAAAGCGCCCGTTACTGCAATGCTACCTGGCGCCGTGATTGGTAAAGGATTGGACGTGCTTACATCAACCGCAACGCCATCACCGCCAACGCCTAGCTTCACCCGCTGATGAAGAACGCCCGCGATGTTGTCCGCCGCAACAATAGCGCCAGTGCCTGGCGTGTAGCCGATATTATCTGACATCAGTTCATCACCGTTTCAACGCCCATGGCGCGCCCATCAGGGCCTCTCACCACGCGCTTTGGCGCAGACATGGTTTGGGCAATCTGCGCCAGCGCCTGCATCTGCAATTGCGCCGTGCTGGCCTGCTGTTGCTGCATCGCTTCAAGGCTTTGGCCCAATGCGGCCAATGCCGCCGCCAATTCGCGCATTTTCGCCTCGCTTTCACCCATCAACGCTTCACGGTCAGGCAATAGCGCGTCCTTGCGCGCATCAGCCCGCGCCGCCTGGCCATCCTGCAACCGCTGGGCCTCAAGGCTTGCGGCCTGCGCCATCTCCGCTTCACGCAAGCCCATTTCACGGGCTTTTAGATCGGCATTGAACGCCAATTCTTGCTCTCGCAGCATCAGCTCACGGCCCTTGATTTCGGCCTCCAGCGCCAAGCGCTGCTGATCGGCCTGCGCCTTCAACATGGCCGCGTCAGGCTGTTGCTGTTGCGGTTGCTGCGTCATCTGTTGCGCGCGCTGTTCAAGCGCCTGGAAAGCCTGCTCAATCGCGCCCTCAAGCTGCCGCCCGGCCCTAAACCGCCGCGCAAGGAACACTGCGCCTTGCCCCACCACCGGCAGCAATTCCGGCGCTTGCTGCGCCATGGGCAGGCTGCTTGCCATGTAATTGCCCATCGCGGTCAGGAACTCAGTCGCGGCCTGCTTGTCGCCCTGTTCATCAATAGCAATCGTGCTGTCGGTCTCGATCTCAATGCGGAAACTCCGCATTGCATCTTGGCGCAGCAATTCCACCGCCGGCATGAAAGCCTGCTGAAATTCTGGCGCCTGCTCCTGCAAGCCCGACATCAGCGCAATCGTTTGCGGCTGGAAATGCTCGGCAATCACCTCCGCAGTCATGGCGATCAAGTCGCGCGCAAATCGCGCCACCTCGGCCTGCTGTTCCTGCAAGCGCAACGCGGCAAACTGGCCCTTGATCTGCTGCGCCGTGGCAGTCTCGGATGGTGCGGAATAGCCGCGCACGATATCCGAAATGCCAGTGATCTCGTAAATCTGCGCTTTCAACGCCTGTTCACGGCCCGTCAATTCACGGATGGTCGCAATTACGCCGTCCAGCGGCACGAAATCCATCACGCCGCGCAAGCCGCCTTTTTCGGAAAAGGCCGCCCAAGTATTGACCGGAATCAGCCGGTTATCGCCGCCCTCCTGGAACAAACGCCCAAGGCTTGCATCCTGCGATGCGTCATAGACGCCAGACACACGGCAAGCCTCGGTCAGCTTAGATAGGCGATAGGTGACATCGTCAAGGTCATTGGCCTGATCCTTGTATAACAGGAAATCAGGCGTCGGGATCAGGCTATCAGTCGTCAGGGTGGCAAACAACGGCTTCGGGCAGGGGAAGAACTCACGCAAGCGCAGCGGGTCTTCGCGCTCATCAAGCGGCGCCTCGTAGCCCTTGGCAATCCAGCAAACCTTGCGCTCCGCCTTATCCCAAATCTCATAAACCTCAGCCCGCGCGGCCATGCCATCGCGAAAGCGCGCCTCTGGCGTGTCGGGATTGTCTTGCCGCAAGCGCGCATTAAGCGGCACCGCCCGGCCAATATCTTCACCAAATCGCTCAATCAATTCGGCGCGCGTCATCTGCACTTTGCGCGAAACCCATCGCACTTCGCGCCAGGTCTTGGCCGGCGACATAAGGTAATCGCGCCACGCCACATAATCATGCGCCACTTCTTCGAATACCAGCATATCGCCGGGTTCTTCTGGCGTCTCTGCCTCATACTCGGAAGCGTCGTCAGTAATACCCACGCCCTCGGCAGGCGTCGGCGGCTGCATCTTTTCAAAGTGCGGCACATAGCGCAGCCAGGCCGTGCCACGGCCAACAATCAACCGATCATCGCGCGCTTGCTTGATAACCTCGTCGAATTGGTCGCTGTCAGTCGCAAAGGTGACGGCGCGCTCAAGCACTTCCGCCGCCGTCCGTCCAATCGGATCAGCATCCTTGAAGCGTCGTTCAACCACCGGCTTCGCGCGGCGCGCGTAAAGCGCCGGCTGCAAGGTCGAGACATTGGACCAAAAGATGTTGATGCGGCGCTCGCCGTCATCCGATGAAGACGCGTTCTTTCGCTCGTCGCGATATCGGTCCAAGCATCGCTGCGCCGTTTGATACCAGTCATTGCACCACTGATCGGCCTGCTCGATCTCGACAATCCACCGGCGGTATTTGCCGGCAGGCGTGTCATAATCAAGATCGTCGGGTTCCTGCGACATTACGCGAAAACCCTCCTCGGAACAGTTGGCACAATCAAACTAGCCTTAAAGGGATTAGGCATTTCGCCAGCCCAGGCCGCGTTAACATGGAAACCTTGCAGCGATGCGGGCGGTTTAATCATGACGCCTTGGGGTGTGTATTCTGCCGGGTCATACAACGTGCCGCAGACGTCCAGCGCCACGGTCTCAGGCGGTGCAATCTGCCCATCTTCACGCGCAAAGCCCGCCGCGTCATAGGCCGCGTCAAAAGCCGCGCGATTGGTGAAGCGGTGGAACGTATAGGTCCAGGTCATGCGGTTAGCGCCTGCAAAACGCTGCTTGATAGGCTGGTTGGATAAATCACAATGCGGCGCATGTAGGTGATTGAATTGGAACCAGCACCACCAAAAGAAGCAAACCGCAATTGGGTCATGGCAGGCAAAGTCAATCCAGTTGCGGTCCGGACTGTTCCACCGTTAGCAACAGATGCGACATTTCCGCCTGAGTAGGCCCCAATCTGTTTTTGCACCACGCCAAGGCTCATTGCGTCTGTTGTTAAAAATGTGTTGACGCCACTAACCGTAACCACTAAATTCATTGTTGGCGACGCTGCGTTTCTTTGCGATAGTGAAAAGACATTATTGGAAGTGCCATCATTAAGCTGTGTGGAGTGATTGGTTGAGCCACCTGCGGAGGAAAAGCGCGCAACAGTCACAAATTCTAAAAGCAACGAAAATTCCGGTCCAATAGTTAAGTTTGCCGTGCCGGTTTCCGATGCCCGCGTCACTGATGCGGCGTTGGTAATGATTGGGCTGGTTGCAAAAGTGCCAACCTCACATTGCGCCACGTCCACCGCAATCACGTCGCCGCTTGTCACCAAACGGAAGCCAATGACTGGATTGGTAATTGTCGCAAACGGAATTGCAAAGCGCTGCCACGCGCTGGTGAGCGTGATGGCGGTCCAAGACGCGCCGTTATCTTGTGTGATCTCCACCGTGCCGGTGCCGGTAATGCGCCGCGCAAAGAAGCTGCTGACATGCGTGGCGCTTGCCGACGTGATGGTTTGCAGCGCTGTTCCGTTGCCAGCCGTGGCGGTCAATTGTGAAGCCGTATTGGCCGCACCGTCAATGCCGGTGACGTTCAACGCGGCGGTAATGTTGGTCTTGACCCATGCCGCTTGCGTAAAATCGCGCGAATGCAAGGCGATGTTGGTCCGCGCGCCTTCAGTCAACAAACCGCGCGCCGCAAGCGTTACAGGGTCATAATCAAAGCGCGGCACATCAGTCGCAGCTTGCGTCAGATTACCAGCGCTGTTGAAATACCAAGCCGCAGAAGCGCGCGTGAAAGTGATGCGCGGATCAAGACCGCCTGTTATAAAATCAAACACGGCGCCGCTGACGTTGCCGCCAGCCCGTAACCGCGTGTTGATGCGCTGGAACAAGTTAGCGCCCCTGGCCCGCCGTGACGTAAAGCGTCGTGCTTTGCCCAGTCGCGCAGATGGCCGCGATCTGCGCCACGCCTGGCGCCTTGCTGACCACCTTGGACTGGCCCGCGCCAATCGGATAGCCCGCCGTGGTGGCAGACGCGCCAAAGGCAATGAAGCACGTCAGCGTGCCCAGGTTCTGCACCTCGATCACGGAAGCCTGCGCCCCCGCCGCACCAAAACTGGCGTTACTGCTGGCATCCGTCACGGCAAGCGTGAGCGTCTCGCCGGGTGAAAACGGCGCACTGATTGACATGGCTTGAACTCCATCACCACCGCGAAGCGCGCGGTGCGGTTTTCCACAAGTCGTTGAAGGTGGCGGTGTTTGACGCGCCAACCGATACAATCGCGCCCGGCTGATGCACGGGCTTTTGCCGCACCCATGGGCGGCTCATGCAAGCGTAACGCGCCTCGTCCGGCGCGTGATCCTCGCCGTCGCTATCCACATCTTCCAGGCGGTCCGGGTCATGCTGCAACGCCGGCAATGTGCGGATTAGGTCGCGGCATGTGCTGAAAATCAGCAAGCCCGGCCCTGTTTCATCACCGCGCAGCCTGGCCCGAACCTGATCCCACCCGCCAAGCGCGCCTTGACGTGACACGCGGGCATTGTCCGCCGGACGGAAGAACACTTTGGCCGACCGCGCCATGCGCTCGCCGATGCTTGGGCCGCCGTCACTGCTGAAGATGGCCGGGTCTGCCACGCCGTGAAGGCCGTTCTCAGGCTTAGGGTCGCCCGCCTCACGTTGCGCGATGCCCTGCGCCACTTCCTCGGCGGTCATCCGCAAGCCTTCATTCGGCTTGCCGGTGCTGCCATACCATTCCCGGTAACGCACAAGCGCACCACGCGGGATGTCTTGCAACTCGCCGTCAGACACGGCCCACCAGCCGACGCTGAAAGGCCTAGCGCTGCCCCAGTCCAAAGACCGGAACCGAAACCAATGCTCAGGCAATTCGCGCGGCGCGATGACGTGCCGGCCCATGTCGAACTCGGGAAAGAAAGCTCCGGCGATGACGTTCCAGTCGCCCTCTAGCCAAGCCCTGACCAATTCAGGGGAACCCGATTGCATGATGCTGGCCACGTATTCAGCGCCAACGTGCTTGTTATCGGAAACGCGCGACGGGATATAAACTCTATCGCGGTTCAAGTCCTTGCCCGTGAAAGGGCATTTGAAGGTTTCAACAATGACCTTCCAGCCCATCGGAGCCGGGTCTATGTAGCGCGCCTTGATCCATTGATGTCCCGGCCCGCCGGGATTGCCCGTCAGGCGCATTCGGCAGGGAACGCCCGCACCGCTTCGCAGCGTGGCAAACAGTTTCAGGATCGGCGCCGGGCTTGGGAAGTTGCCCGCTTCCTCGACATAAACCCGCGTGTAACTGTGGCCCTGGTAGCTTTCGGCGTCCGCATCGCGTTCAAGATAGGCAAAATTCAATCGCCCGCCGCCAGGCATGATGATACGCATGGGAACAACGGTAAATTGTGCCCCAATCATAGCAAACAGGGCCTTAGCGCGCTCGAAAGTTTCCAGCAATTCCGTCCGAGAACGGCGGACTATCAGCCCAATGGCATGTTTGCCGTAGCGATCCGCATGAACGGCCCATTCGCCCAACATGCCGTCAGTCTTGCCGCCGCCGCGCGCCCCGCCAAAAAAAACCTCAAAGACCGGGCAGGTCAAAAGCGCCGTTTGCGGGCCTGCCTGGGGGCGCCAGACTACGCTTGGGGCTGATGCTGTTTCGCCCATAATTCGGCGTCCTCTGCCTCTGCCGGCGCCATGATGACATAGCCGAGCCGCTCGCCATTCGTGGTCACGTCCGTCCTGCTCTCAGGCGGCGCGATGCGATCCAATAAATCCTTAGCCGCCGCGTGGCCTTGCGGGTGCAACGGGTCCAAAGCGCGCGTGAATTGCGCTTCGAGTATCTCTTCCTTGCGCGCGGCAATCTGCGCCTTGATCTCGGCTGCCACTTCCTTGCCGGCTGATTTAGCCTCGCCGGTCGGCTGTTGCTCGCTGGTGAAAGCCTTGGCCGGGCCTGCGCCTGGCCCGTAGCCTGCGCCGCTCGCTGCGCCACCGTGGCCCCCGCCGTTGCCTTTGCGAGTTGCGGAACTGCGCGCCATGTCTTGCCCATGAAAAAGCCCGGCAGCCTTTCCAGCTCCGGGCGCAATTGTGAGTTATATTCCCTCGCTACAAGCCCGGCGGGGGCTTGTCAAGGGGTTTTTGGCGGATCGGGCAGGGGCATCCAGTGGGTGGGTTCCCATTCGTCATCTTCGGCCCATCCACCGCAAACCACCAAACGCCATTCGCGCGTCCATGGTTTTTCGCACCAATAAACCACGGCCATATCCGACGATTCCACGTCATAACCCAATAAACGCGTCCCATCTTTCGGCGCGGTCTCAATAGGTTGCCATTCCATGGTCAGGGTTTTCTTTTCGGCGCCGGCGTAGCATAAGCCGCTGCGGCGCGATCTTCCAGCCAATTTGAAACCGCCACCGGGATAGGCAGCGCCCCGCGCGCCCATTGGCGCACGGTCCCCTCGGCGTAGCCAAGCTGCCGGGCTAGGCCCCGCTGGGTCCAGTCCAGCAGGGTCAGGCATTCGCGGAAATGGGTGGGGGTCATACGCGCTCTACATCATAAAAAGGAAAACGACCGGTTACGCGGTAATTCTCTCCATTGTTTGGAGGAAATACATCACGCACCCAGTTTTTGAAGGCCACAACCTCCCCCGGCTCCACCCGGTAAAAATAGGCGCTGCTGTCATAATCCACCCGGCAAATCCTGCCCTTGGGGCGGTTTTCTTCCGTGAAGGCATAGCCGAAACTCCCCGCGCGATGCGGTCCTGATTCTCGGCAAAATGCAAAACTGGTCATCGGGATATCTCTTCGTTACCGGGCTTGATTGCCTCGGTGCAATCCTTATACGCATATCGCGTATGGGATGCAAGAGAAAAAAACGCATCGCGCGCATTTTTTCACATCCCCCAAAACTCAGCCAAGCGCCGCAACCCCACCCGCACCGCGTCAGGATAATCAGGCGTCAGGTTCCAGCATATCGCCAGCTTGACCGGGTCTCGATATAGGTCCAGCGCCTCATCCGCCGCGCGTAACTGCGCCAGCAACCACACCAGCCTATCCGATGGCCCGTTAAACGCCCCACCGCCTGGCCCGCCGCGCATGGCGGGCTTCCCCTCGGCCAGCAGCGCCGCCTCCTCTGACCACAGGCTGTATCGGTCCGCCGCCTCGTGCTGGGCGTCGGTCAAGCGGCCCTCGCTCCATTCGGCATGATACCACACCCGGACGCGGGCGCCTTGCACGGTGCGGCTGGGCTGGTCAGGATCGGCCCGGAAGCCGATCTCAAGCGCGCCGTTCCGGATGCGCTGGGCAGGGCCTAAATCGGCCTCATGCGGTGAGCGCCGCGCGCGCGCGGGTTTTGGCTTTGGCATGGTCATGACCTCGGCCCTTCCCATACTGCCCAATGGGTAGGTTCCCACCAAAGCAATTCCTGCCCGCAAGATGATGTGGAACTCCACCAGCCTGGCTTTTTGCCAAGCGCTCGCGCCATTTCATCATCGTTTTCCCACCATGCCAGCCTTACCAGCGGCACCGTGGCTTGATCAACGTAAATCAGCACGTCCCTGCCATCGCGGGGGGCTGTCTCAATCGGCTGCCAATCAATCATGGTTTTTCGTCCTGTTTGGGGTCGTTGCCTGCAACCGCGCCGCAAGGGCTTCAAACCGCGCTACAAGCCCTTCCAGGTATTCCCGGCCATCCTTGTCCAGCTTCGGGTGCTGCAAGCCGTCCTGGGCCGCTCTGGCGCGGCGCAAACAGTCCTCGGCAAGCGCATCGTCGGCATGGGCGCGCGCCACTTGGGCAGGGGTCATTTCCGCCATTGGCTTGCCCCCTTGTTGCCGCGCGGGATCAGCCTGGAGGCAATGGCGGAGGTCAGCCCTGCCGGCGGGTGCGGGTAATCGCCGTTCATCCCGGCTGCGACCCATGCCGCATGTTCCGCGTCCCACCGGTCGAAGGCCGCCTTGATGCTGGCCGGGGTCGGGTAATTGCGGGCGGGGTCAAAATTGCCCTCTGCGGTTTCGTTTCGGTTTGTGTTTTGTCTGGCTTGGCCGGGACGGGACCGGGACATGTCCCGCCCCGTGACACCGGGACAAAATCCCCCCCCCTTTAGGGGGGGGGGGATAGAATGTCCCGGTATGTGTCCCTCGCCGCCGGTCAAATTGTCCCGATTTGTCCCGATTTGTCCCGGCATGTCCCGGTCACTTTTGGGGGCAAATAGTGATAGTTGATTGCGCGCGATTACCATTTCAGACTGCCCAAACCGTGTCATGATGCACCCCTATTTGGCTCTTTTGGGCAAGCCCATCGGCTGCCCGGTTAAACGCTTTTTTCTTCGCCTCATGGCTATCAGCGGTTGAGCGCGCGAAGAATGTCTCACGCCATGCGTGCTTGCTGGTCGCGGCGGTTACGCCCGCTTGGGCGGCCTGGTAAGGCACCGGGCAGGGCTGTGTGGCCATCACGTCATGCAGGATGCGTAGCGCCATGGCCTCGCCGTTGGTGAGGCTCACGCGCGGCTTGGCGGGGCGGTCATCAGTAGGTTCCACCACGCAAGACGTGACCGGCTTTCCGCGATGATTTAGGCCCAGTTCCACACGCTTGAGGGTAAAGCCAAACACGCCGTCAATCTCCAGTTCGCGTTGCTTGGTGACGCGGGCGATGGATGGGCTGTCATTGTCGGCGCGGGAAATCTCGATCTCGGTATCGGTTGCGGCTCGCAGCAGGCTATGGCCTCGGGCGCCTTGGGCTTGGTCTTTGCCTGAATGGTGTATCCAGGCCACATGCGCGCCGGTTGCTTGCCGGATGCGGTCGGAATTGGCAACCAAGGCGCCCATATCTTCTGGCGAATTTTCGTTGCCGCCGGCCATGGCGCGGCTCAGGGTATCCATGACCACCAGCCCGACCGGGATCGCCATGCGGGCAGCGGCTTCAGCAATGGCGTCAATCAGTCGGGACGTGTCCGCGTTGGGGTCAAGCAGGTTCAACGCCACCGGGATAATGGCGAAGGGAATTTCCTGCCCTGCCAGGCCGCACGTCAGGGCAAAGGCTGCCACGCGGTTGGCGATGCCGTGCGCGCCTTCCATGGCGCAGTAGATCACGCCGGCGCGATCCACCTCGCGCCCGCGCCATTCCAGCCCAAGCGCCACATGCAGCGCCAAGTCGGCCATGAAGAACGTCTTGCCGCAATTAGATGGCCCGTAGGTGACTGACATCGCGGCCTTGATAAGCAGGCCTTCAATGAAATCCTCAGATTTCAGGGCTGGCTTCACGTCCTGGAAATAGATCAGCGGCAGGCCGGTCGGCTTAATGTCGGGGGCTACCTTCTCAGGCTCTAGGCCTATGTCCGGCTCCGGTTCCGCGATCCAATGGTCCGGCGGCGCTTCTCTGGGCGGCGGCTCCGGGCGCGTCTCGCGGTATTCCTCCACGATGCGCCGGACTAAGCGCGGCGGGGCTTCGCGGGGCTTGGCCATGCCTGCGCGGAATGCGCCGGCAAGGGTTTTCTGCGCTGCTGGGTAATCCTCGCAGCGGTGCCGGATGCCGGCCAAGGCCGATGCCAGCGCGGCGAAGGCTGGGCCCTCAATCAATTCGCCCGCCGCGACTAGACCGCCAATGCTAAACGCCGCGCGGTTTAGGGTGTCATGCTTGGCGCCGTCCGGGGCGCTTAGGATGGCCTGGCATTCATTGTCCAAGGCGGTCATGCCGTAGCGCGTGCCTTCGTTGGCTTGGCGAGGCGCGGGTGCCGGGCGCGGGGCTTCTGGCGCCTTGGGCGGATCTATCAGGTCCAGCAACCATGCCGGCGCGGGCGCGGGCGCCATGGCTTCATCCACCAGATAGCCAGGACTTGGGGGCGCGATAATGTAGCCGCCGTTGCCGCGCACATCCACGCCAGCCGCGATCCGGCCCGCGCTGTTGCGAATGATCCTGCCCTGGGGCATGGCGAAAAGCAGATGAACCCCGCCGGATCGTGTCTTGTGCCGGCGCGTGTCCGGTAGCCTGTGCTGGTTTGCTGCCAGCCATTCCAGCCCGCCGCCGCCGTTCTTCACGTCAAGGTCAAGGCAGAAGAACCCGGACGTGTCCCCGGTTGGGACGCCGATCATGGCCGCGCCTGGGCTAGCGAACTGGCGCTGTATCTCTACCGCGTCATGCGTGGCGTCGTTGAACCCGTGTTGCGTGACGGGGCGCTTGTCATGCCCGCAGGCAAAGACCGGCAGGCGCATTTCCTGGGAAAGCCATAGGGCGCTTTGGGTCAGGCTCATTTCTTGGCGCCTTTCCGCTTCCATGTCTCAAAATGCGCCTCGCGCTCGGCGTCCTCTACCGGGTCAGGCACGCGCTCGGCAAGGTTGCGGGCGAAGCGCTGGTAAAAGGCAAGGCGCTCTTCTAGAATGGATGGGACGGGTTCAGGGGTCACTTAATCCACCCCCACTCCCTAAGCGCCGCCAGCGCGTCATCCACGCTCCGCACCACGGCGACCGGAAACCCGTCCGCCCGTAGCGCCGCGATTTCTTCCTGTTGCGCCGGCGTCAATCGCCCGGTTGCAGACTTGACTTCGAGAAACCCCACCAAAGGCCAGCCGGGCAGGCGCGGCATCCACACACGCAAGTCAGGATCACCCGCAACCATGCCCAGGCGCTTCAACCGCATGGCGCTGGCAATGCTGCGCTTGCCGTCATTGGCCGCGTGACGGCTGCGAATGCCGTGCAAAACCAGTGCTGCCCGGATGGCAATGTGAATTGCGTCTTCACTAGGCTGGGGCGCCTTTGGCTTGCGGGCACGTTCTGGCGCGGCGCGGGTCATCAACCAAACACCACAAGCAAAAAGATAATCAGCAGCTGCACAACAATCACGCACCGCAAGAAGCTAATAACATCAGATCGGAGCTTTCTGTTTTTGTCTTCAAGTTGCATTGCCATATCCATTGCTGCCAATTGCGCAAAGCCGGTTTCCATGTGGTAATATGGTGTATAGGGGGCTTGTTTTTCGCTCATGGTTCATCCCTCACATGCTGATAGCTTTCGCCGTTGCGGATGCTGTAAATCACCTTTGGCGTGACGCCGTAATACTGCGCCAGCACCGGCCCCGGAATTGGATTGACGCGAATTTCCCGCACGTCATCATCGGATAGCTTGCGGGCGCGCTTGAAGACGGCGCGGGTCATTGGCCAAGCACCACATCAAGGCGCCGCGACGCCTCCGTAAGCTCTTGCTCGGCAATCATCAAGCGCTCAAGCAATCGCAGCATATCCTCTTTCGCCACCATAACCACGGCAGGGCCGGCTTCCACCAGCGCGCGGTATTCGTCTGTTGTCATTGGCTCCTCCTCCGATATTCCGCCTGCGCCACACACTCGGCGCCATGCAAAAACTGCCCTTCGCGCAGCCAAAACCGCGCCATGGCCTCGGCTTGCGCGCATGTGCGGGCAATGACCACGTCCTGATAGCAGGGCGCCTCGCCACCGCAAACCAGGAACAGGAATATGAAGGCGGGCTTCATGATGCTACCTGAAACAAACCAATCGCGTTATCATCCCGCATGTCTTGATTTACCTCGGAAATGTTTTTCACGGCTTGGCGGAAATAGCTTTCCTTTAATTCAACGCCAATTGCCCGCCGCCCTTGATACAAGGCACCATATGCCTCAGATCCCACACCCATAAACGGGGTCAACACCACGTCCGACGGATTGCTCCAAAGCTGAACGGCGCGATGAATAACGTCAAGTTGGAGCGGGTGTACGTGCTTTTCATCATCAGGATCACGCGCATCCTTATATGATAAAATCGCCTTGCATTTTCTGCCATCGCCGGCAACTTGCGAGTTAGCGGTGCGAATGTCCATCCAAACCGATGAGGCATATTGCCGCCAAATCCAATGACTGAATTTGTTTTGCGATTGCTCCGGTTCATCTCGATATTGCCACAAATCGGCTGGCACTTGGTTTGCTCCGTAGTATTCTTTTAATCCGCCGCCTTCATGCGTGATTGCTTCCGTATTTTCGCCGCGCTTGCGGAAAATCAAAAGGTAATCCGCCGCCGCAATGGTGGCGCCAGAGCTATCCTTGACAAGCGCCTTATGCTGAAGGTGCTTCAATCTGGTTCTTATGGCAACCGCCAAAGGCTCCTTCCAAATACAAACGCGACCTTGAAAATCGAACCCGTGCCGCGCGTGCAATTCAATCAGTCGCCCCGGCAAATCATGGTACCCTGTTTTCTGCCCAGGGTTTGGGATGTCCATGCAATGCACGGCATTTATGCGTCCAGGCTTAGTCACACGCGAAAGCTGGCGCACCAAAAATTCATAATGAGCATAAAAGTCATCATAGGTGGCATTATTGCTCATATCTCGGTCGTCGCTGCTGTAGTTATACAGCCCGCAAAAAGGCGGGGAATAAACCGACAATCCAACAGAATTTGCCGGAAGATCGGAAACGACCTCAACGCAATCGCCATTATACAGCGCATAGCGCTCGGTTATCACTTGATCTATTAAAGCCATTTCGGTAACTCCTGATTTTTGTTGTGTTGTTTGAACCTTTCAAGGTTCATCGCATCGCGCATATGATCCACCATTACGCGAAACATTTTGTCGGTAGCCTCTGCCTTTTCCTTTCGGCTTGAGGCAACGCCGCGAAGGCTTTCGGTGCTGATATTGTGAATGGTGACCGGCTTCTTTTGCCCAAAACGCCACATACGCCGAACCGCCTGATAATACTGCTCAAAGCTATAGTCGGTGAAATAAGTGGCGGTTGATGCGTGCTGCCAATTGACGCCAAGCGCTGCGATTTTTGGCTTAGTGACCAAGTGACGAATTTGGCCACTACGAAACGCCTTAAATTTCTCTTCTTTTTCTTCATCGCTGTCGCTGCCTGAAAGATTGACCGCACCCCGAACCATGCCGCAAATTGTGTCAGCCTCTTCGTTAAGATGGCACCACGATACACCGCACTCGGACGCTGATAAAATCTCAGCCGCCTTTTCGCACCGATCCCGAACAGTTGCCTTGCGTTCCTCTCGTTGCTCAGTCAATCCCTTGGCAGGAACCGGAAACAGCATCCCAGGCAACGGCGGGCTTTTGATTTCGTGATCAATCTCAATCAGCCCAGGCAAGATCCAATCGCGATCCTGAAAACCTAAATCGGAAGGCTTGCGAATAGCCCGCGCCCATGATGCGACCCAACGCCAAAAGTCTCGCTCGCCATGCGGCTTAAAACGCCACTTGGACCCAATAAAACCAGGGTGCAAGCTGTCCTCATCATTTTTGAAAAACTGCCCCAGCATGTCCATATAACCCAAATATCCCAACGCCTCGGAAGATGTTCCAAGCTCTATGTAATCGTTGGGCGAAGGTGTTGCGGTAAACATACCGCGATACCGGCATCGCCGCATAAACTCCGTGATCTGCGCCTTGAATGCGCCGTCAAAGTTTTTGAGAATGCTGCTTTCGTCGCAAATCACGCCGCCAAAAAGGTCAGGATCGAAATGCTTCAAACGCTCATAGTTGGTTGTGATAATTCCGGCGCCATGCGGTATCTTGCCGTCAATTGACCGGAAAGCGCGCATACCAAACTTTTCTGCCTCCTCCACTGTTTGAGAAGAAACCGAAAGCGGCGCCATAATCAATACGGGCTTGTTTGTGTGGCGATGCACATTTTCAGCAAAGACAAGTTGCATTAACGTCTTGCCCAAGCCACAATCCGCAAAGGTTGCCCCCCTGCCTTGATAACAAGCCCAGTCAACCAAAAAACTTTGGAAATCATAACAATGCGGGTTTTCGTAAACGGGTTTAAACCCGTGCTGCCCGCCTATTTGCGATTTCGCAATCACAAACTCAGCATAAGCCGTGTCTAACGGCATGTTTCATCCTCCATTTTGTTTTGCATGTTCTTACCTCCAAACGCTCGGCGCGTTCCACCGCACGCGCGCTGCTTCAATGTCTGCCGCGCGCTGCGCCTTGCGTTCTTCCAGCGCCTTCTTTGGCGAAACAAGGCACAATTCAAAATGCGTGGCGCAGAATGCCGATGGACGGCCCATAGCGTTCTCCACAACGGGCGCCTCGCAGAAGCGATGCACGCGATCAGCGCTGCTGATGATGTATTGGCATTGTTTGTGAGAAAAGACCCGGCGCGGCGGTGCTGCCACAACCGCGCCGGGCAAGTTTTCAACCGGGAGGGAGGAAACCCGGCGCTCAACGGCGGAGGAAACGCCGGAGGAGGTGGCGGCACATGGCCGCGATGGGGAAGCCGCCCGCGCACCGGAAACGGGAAGTTCTCGATTACTGCGGGCGGCAGGCCGGGACACCATGCCCCGGCTTTTCGGTGACGCGCGGCGCCCGGCCACAAGGCCAAGAAACTTCGCGCGGTATGAAATGGCATGTGTGGTGCGGCCCATGCGGGCGCCGATTTCGGCAGTAGTCAGAAAACCGCCGTAAATGGCGCGCAGTGTCGCGTCATCTGCATCAGTCCAAGACTGAGACGCGGCAAGATTGATCGGCGACCCGCGCGGCGCCAGCATCAACCGATGCGCGCGGCCTATGACGCTATTCTTGCTAATGCCCATACGCGCGCCGATCTCGGCGGTTGTAAATCCCGCGTCCCAATCGGCGGTAAGCTGCTGGTCGCGCTCAGGCGTCCATGGTGAAGGGCGGATCATTTCGCCGGCCTCCATTCCAATGCCTCGGCAAGCGCCTGGCGTTCAATGCGGCGGCGCAGCATGGCTCGCAGCCGGGCGTGATGTTTATACGGGACGCCCTGGTAGCGCCAATTGCAAATGGCGTTCGGGCGGCAGCCCAGCGTTTCCGCCAGTTTTCGCGTGCCGCCGGCCAAGTGGATGATGTCTGAGACTGTCATGGCCGGAACCCTAACCGCGCGGCGCGGGGCTTGTCAATCATAAAAAAAAGCATTGTTCATTTATTTTATGATTGACACACGGCACGGCACGGCATAGGGTTACGCCATCGCAACCCGAACATGAGGCACCAAGCCATGCTCAATCTTCTCCCCACGCAACCAGCCGAAACGCCAGCCAAGCACGAAGCGCTGGTAAGCCTGGCGGGTTATCGCGCCCGTCTGGAAAAGTGCCCGGATGACAAAAACGGCAACTGGCACGAGGCCGCCACCACCGCTTGGACCTCGATGCTTGCGATTGAGAGCATGGTTTCGCGCTTGCTGGAAATCAGCGCCGACGCGCCAAGCCAAGACGCCTCTGAGGCGATTGACTACGCAATTGACCAGCTTGTTGAAGCGGCTGGCACCGTGACCGCCGAAGCCGAACGCCGCGCGGAAGATGATGCCGTGAATGGCGCCTTCTATCGCGCGATTGATAACTGGAACATGCGCCGGGGTGCCGCCCAATGACTAAATTCGACCAAATCATGACAACGCTGGTTGCCGTTGTTTTTCTCGCTACATGCTTTGGGTTTATCGTTTGGGCCGGCGTGTTGCTTATGCTTTGGTTGCAAAGGCTGGTGCTGTCATGACACCTAAACGCATTATCTGGTGGATCGTTCTGGGCCCGCTTTGCGCGCTGCTGATCCTGACGTTTGTGATTGGCGTCGGCCCGGTCAACGCGGCGTTTGAGGCGTTATTTCAAGGCATCGCCTGGGTCGTGGCGGTGTGGCTCGTGCTGCTGGGGCTGGCGTGATGAACGCTTTGCAGATTGCCACCGTTGCAGGGCTTCACGCGCGATGCGTCCTGAATGCCCGCGACCTTGAAGCATCGGCGGATCGCCACGACCGCGCCGATCCTGACCGCGCGTCACAAGCGCGCGATGACGCTGCGCAATGCCGGGCGGAAGCATCTGCATTGGCCGCGCTGCTGACAGCGGCGGGCGCGCAAGTGCTGATCCCCGATCCGGGACAGCTTTCTTTGTTTGGAGATGGACAATGACCGCTGACGAAATCGCCGCGCAACTGCGGGATGCGCTGGCGAAAATTCGCCTGCCGCTTACTATGCAGGATTATGACGCGCATTCAATGCGCCTGGCGCTGATTGACGCTAAGGTCGCGCTGCCAGTCGCAGCGCGTGCGAATAGCTTGGAAGGCGCCCTCGACAAGACGGTTGACGCCATCATCGCGCTGGAAGCCGCCGAGGCTGAAGCTAGGCGCGCGGTGGAATACTGGACGCGCATTATGGCTGAATGCACCCATAGCGTTGCCAGGACGCGCGAAGCCTTGCGCGCGGCCCTTACTGAGTGCGGCGATCCTGGCACGGTTGATGCGCGCGGGAAGCACCACGTTGCCACGTTGCGCGCGAATGGCGCCAAGTCGGCAGAGATCACCGATGAAGAGCTGCTGCCCGAGGAGTGTTTCCGCATCAAGCGCGAGCCGGATAAGGCTTACATCAAGTCGCGTTTGGTGCGTGGCGAAGAAATCCCCGGTGCATCGCTCAGGCAAGCGCCGCCCTCTCTTGTGATAACATCAAAGGAAAAATGAAATGAGCATTACCATCCACAAGACCGCGCTGGAGCCGGCGACGCTGACGGAAGCCATGCGGTTTGCCGAAGTGCTTGCCGGGTCCACCATGGTCCCGCGCGATTTCCAGGGCAAGCCTGCCAATGTGCTTGTCGCCTTGCAATGGGGCCGGGAAGTCGGCCTTGGCCCGCTGCAAGCCTTGCAGAACATCGCCGTGATCAATGGCCGCCCCTCGATCTGGGGCGATAGCGCTATGGCGCTGGTGCGGGCGCATCCTGACTGCGCCAGCATCCAGGAAGGTGTGGACGGCGAAGGCGAGGCCCGGCATGGCTGGTGCGAAGTCACGCGCCGGGGCGAACAGCCGCAGCGCCGCACGTTCTCCATTGCCGACGCCAAGCGCGCCGGGCTTTGGGGCAAGTCTGGCCCATGGACGCAATACCCTGACCGGATGCTGCAAATGCGGGCGCGGGGGTTTGCTATTCGTGACGTGTTCCCGGATGCGTTGCGTGGCGTTCTGACACGCGAGGAAGCGGAGGACATGCCGCCCGAACCGCGTCATGTGGAAAACCTCGCCGATGCCCCTGCACCCGCCCCAGCGCCCGCCGCACGGCCCGCAGAGGCGTCTTTGCTGCTAATTGATCCCGACGCCATGGAATGCGTTTTCACAAGCATAGAGATGTGGCTTGATGCCGCAAGGCGCGCGTTTGCAAGGCTTGCGGGTGATCCCGTCGCATTGCGCGCCTGGGCCGATGCGAACGCCGGCGCCTTTGCCGCTGTGGGGGAACGCTACCCCGACACGGTTGCGAAAATTGGCGCGGCCATCACGGATCGTCTGGAAAAAACTCTTGAACAGGAACCCGCAGAATGAGCGGATACGACAACACGAACAAGGGCATCCTCGGGCGCAATGACCGGAAGACCTTGGACACTCACCCGGATTTTTCCGGCTCGATCAATGTGGATGGCCGCGATTATTGGCTGTCAGGCTGGATCAAGGAACGCAAGGACGGTTCCGGGCGGTTCTTCAGTTTGTCGGTCAAGCCAAAGGATGGCGCCAGCGCGCCAGCCGCGCCACGCCCGGCGCCTGCTGATCTTGACGATGAAATTCCGTTTTAACGCCAAAAGGACATTGGCGTGATGATTGACGCCCCGCTTCGTAGCGCGACTTGCCGCATCGCGGCGCTCCTCGCCGCGTCGCCCCGCATCGCAACTCAACGCAACCTTGAAAGGAATTGACACATGCAAGCCTCAGTAGCCCGCCTTACCATCACCGGATTGACGCCTTACAGCCAATCCCGTCAGCACGATGAACCAAAGCTTGAAGGCGAAAACCACGAAGCCTATGACGTGCGCACATGGCGCAGCAAGCTTTCCGTTGCTGTCAGAAATGACGTGGCGACGGTTGTGATCCCCGCGCATGGACTGCACCAGTCCATTGCCGCCGCCGCCAAATACAGCAAGCGGCAGATACCCGGCCAGGGCAAGGCGACTTGGACCGCCAAATTTTTGTCTGGCATTACGCTTATGGAAGACCCGGCGCTTAATCTTTCGCCGGATGCGGTGGGGTGTGTTACCATTTCCGCCAATGCTGACGGTGTTCGCGGCAGCGGCAAGCGCGTCCCGCGCCGGTTTCCAATCATCCCGCAATGGGAAACGACGTTTGACGTTTATATTCTCGATCCTATCATCACTCAGGATGTTTTTCGGGAAATGGTGGAGATTTCAGGCATGTTCATCGGCATTGGGCGCTTCCGTCCTGAAAAGGGCGGCACCAATGGCCGGTTTAAGATTTCGGCGCTGGCTTGGGAAGATAACCGAAAGCTGGCGGCGTAATGATTGCCGCTGTGCCCCGCTGCGCGGCGCTGCGCGGCGCATCGCTCCGCATCGCTCCGCAACTCAACGCGCCTTTGGGCAGCCTGGAACCGCTTCTGCGGCTCTGGGATGCCGAAGGGCATCAAGCGGCCTCGCTACTCGACTTTGCGCTGCGCAACTCGTCGCACCGCGCCGCAGCTTAACGCATCGCAACTCAACGTAATCTTGAAAGGAACCCGCAATGATACAGACTGAAATCTCGGCAGACGCCCGCGCGATTGCTGACATCCTTATTGCCTGCCCAATTGGCGAAATGATCAGCCTCGCCGCCGCGTCAAGCGCCATCGGGCGCGACATTACCAAGTGCCGCCACATTTTGGCCACCGCCCGCCGCGTGGCATTGCGCGAAACGGGCGCCGTATTCAGCACGGAACCGCGCAATGGCTTGCGGCGCCTATCGGCAGAACGCGCAACGGAAGTGATCGGCCCGAACGCCAGGCGCCATATTCGCAAGGCGGCGGGCAGGGCGCGCAAGGTTCTGATTGCCGCTACTGAGGGCGCCAATGATCTGACGCCAGACGCGCAACGGCGCCGCGCCGCAGAAATCAGCGCGCTTGGCTTGATGGAGCATATTGCGCGCGACAACATGACGCGCCCAAGCGATGACGCGTCAACCAAACCCTTGCCGGTAGCGATTACGGCCCAAGCGTTTCTCGCGCGCATTCAGGCCCGCACATGACCGGCGGCATTTATCCCGGCCCTGGCCCTGATCGGCAGTGCCGGCCACTGAGGCGCAGCGATGCGCTGGCAATCTTGGCAATCTGCGGCGCTATTCTGGCGCTGGCTGTTTTGGGAGCGGTGATATGAAAATCCGTGAAGGCGCGTATTACCAGACGCGGGGCGGCGATGTTGTTGGACCTCTAAGCGCTGTTTCTTGGTGTGACCGCACTTTCTCCGCGCTAGACCTGACATGGCATGAAGATGGGTCTTATGTTCAGGGTGTTCCCGGTAACTTAGACCTCATCAGCGAAGTCTATGTCAGCGACACGCCGCCTGCCGATGCACCCGCGCCGGAAGCCAAAACCCTGCGCGATGAATTTGCGATGGCGCTGATGGATGCGGATGATTTTATGGTCGGCTTCAAAGAACACGCGGAGCAGTTATACCGCGCAGCCGACGCGATGATGGAGGCGCGGAAGAAATGACCATTACCACGGAAGACGCGGAACAGTTGGCTACGGTCCATGACTGGACGGCAGAGGACGAGCAAACTTCTATGGGCTTGCGCGCGGGCGCCAAAATGACCGCCGCCGCCCTCCGATCCCTTGCAGCCGAGCGTGATGCGCTGAAGGCCGAGGTCGAAAGGCTGAAAGCTGGCGGCTGCGCGCGGGGTCAAGGCACCACGCAATTCTGCGCCGAGGCGGTTGCGCTTCAGGCCGAGAACGCCCGGTTGCGGGAGGCGCTGATCTTGGCGCGTATCGCCGTATCCCATGCGTGTGATCTGAGTGATCGTATTCTCTACACGCAAGACTTACGCAGGATTGATGCGGCGCTGGGAGAAAAGGAATGAGCGAAGATCAGAAACGAATGCATATGAACAATAGCCATATTGTGCTTGCGGGCAGCTACTCCTTGCTGGTCACTGTGGCTGTTGACGACCATGGAAAATCCATAATGTTCAAACTGCAAAAGGACGGCGGCGAGTTCATGTGGGTAAAAGCCCGTCCCGACGATGCTCGTGCAATCGCGCATTTAATAAACGCTGTGCTTTCAACAGATCAAGCAGTAGTCGGTGCCGGTAGTGTAAGTAAGCAAGGAGAAACACAATGAGCGACATAACCCGCGCTGAATTTGATGCGCTTGTGCAGAAGGTGGAGGAGATTCACCGGATGCTGAAATCACACATGGGTTTGTTGCCAGCCTACCCATATCCGACGCCGCAGTTTGTTCCAGGGCCGCGTGAAACCATCCCTTCGACAACACCGCCATACGGGATGCGGGAGATAACTGCTCGGAACATGGGAGACACCGATGGACAATAACGGATGGCCCGGCAAGCCTGGGGTGCCGCTGAACCCGGAACGGGATGGGTGGCATTGGTTTGTCCGGGGCGATTTTTATAGCCTTGCGCTTTGGCATCGCGGGCATTTTACCTTCCAAGACACAACGGCATGGCCGGAAGAATTTTCGCAGCTTGATATGGCTTATGTCGGCCCATGCCTCACGCCCGCCGAAATGGAAGCGCGCGTCAAGGAAGCCCGGCGCCATGCGCTGGAAGAAGCGGCTCTGCGGTTGGAAGAACTGCATAAGAACCACAAATACAACCCGAAAACCGGGGAAGGTTCTGAGCATGACGTGGGCTATTATTGCGCTTTATCCGAAGGCGCGGCATGGATACGCGCGCTGAAAGGTGAAGGCGATGACTAACCCCATCCGCGCCGCGCTGGATGAGGCGGCAGAGGCGGTGCGTGTATCGTTTATCAAAGATGGCTCGTGTTATGGTGGTGACGCTTGCCACACCTTGCCCTGTAAATGCGCAAGCGATGCATCATCCCATGCTATCGCCGCGTTCCTTCGCGCGCTGCCGGACGATGCTGACCTTGTGTTGCCAAGCCTTGGCCCCATCGGCAGAGCCTTTCCAGTTGCAACCCTTGCCCAAGCCGTGCTTGCTGCCGCGAAGGATCAACCTAATGACTGACCCCGCCACCCTCCTGACCCTTGCCGAACGCTGCGAACAGGCAGCCGGGCCGGATAGGGAATTGGATCAAGACATTACAAAGTTGCTTGTGCCGAACAATGCTACACATATTCATCGTTCGCGGCGCGCCTGGTCTTTTTTTGTTTACGATAGCGGAAAGGGGATTGAGTGGCTTGAAAACCAACCCTACACCGCCAGCCTAAACGCGGCGGTGACGCTGTATTCCGTGCTGCTCGAGGTCATCCCGTCATGCCCGCGTAAGGCCAGCGCCGCCGCGTTACGGGCGAGGGCGGCTACACAATGACTGACCGCACATTGCGCCTTTGGTATATGGTCATTTGGAGCGGTTACGATAATCCGTCGCTGATAGCAGCCAATCTCCGCAATATGTCAGCGAAGCGCGTTGCGCGAATTATTAAGCTGCGAATTGGTTATGATCCCGGCATGACGGAAGCCGCATGGTGGGAAGCAAATCAGCAACGCTATTGGAATAGTTGGTTTCGCTGGCAATGGTATGATTTAATTCACGGATAAACCGCCGCCGGCAATTCAAAGTGCGGCCCATCAAGGAACGGCTTGCGCCCCATCGCGCGCCGCTCCGCCACATAGGCATCCTGCGCCGCCTTAGCGCGGCCCTGGGGCCAGTCTTGCACCAGCCTGCCCCATGCGCCGCCCCAGATGATCGGAACGCCTTCCTTGCGCGCTGCATCGGCTACGGCGTCGGCAAGCGGAAAGAAGTGCGTCCAATTCCAGGACACGGCGTTGTCAACCAATGGCGCTATATCAATCGCGTGACCTGTCAGGTGGCGGCTATTCATGGTCTGCGAGGCGCCGGATGCCACAAGCTCCGCCTGTCGCTCGCGCGTCCGCAAGCCTTCCGTCACCCGGAACGTCGCCCCGCCTTCAGCCGCGCGGCGCACCACCCGCACCATGTCAGGATGCACCCCGGCCAGGCGCAATTCGCAGCGGGCGGAAATCACCGCGCCACCCCGCGCAACTTCTCAAACGTCCGCAAGCCGCCGATTCCAAGCATGGCCAGCACCAGCTCGAAAAGGTGATCAAACTGGATGGCCGGCAGGTCGGCACGGATGCCCATTACCATCAGCGCCCAGGACGCCACCGGCGCCACCACGAACGCCCAGGCCAGCCCGGCGGCACATACCCATCCGATTGATGGCCGCCACCCGGCCACGAATACGCTGGAATGCCCGGCCTCAATCTTATTGACCTCGACTTGTGCCATTGCAGCCGCGTTGGCCGCTGTCACAAGCTGCTGTTCCATCTCGGCCTTGGCCTTTTCAGCCGCCGCGCGGTCAGGGATTAGCCGGTCAATCAGCGTGCCTAGCGCGGGCAGTAGGGCGGTCACTACGGGGATCATGGGTCAATCCTTCATCGTTGCACTTTGGGGAACGGCCCGCCCTGGATCATAAAGCCTTCCAGCGTGGCCATGATCGGCTTTTCAGCTTCAGTCAATTCTTCCGGGCGCTTTGCCAGCATGGCCCGCAGCGCGTTGCCCTGCTCGCGCATGGTTGGCGCCATTGGCCCGGCCTGCTGCATGACCGGATAACGCTCGCCGCGCATGTCCGGCGTGCCCATCAGGATACGCGCCAGCATTTCGCAATCCTCATTGCTCATAGGGCCGCGCGATTTCAGCGCGGCGGCCATGGGGTCATTCATTGCCGGCGCGCTTCTTTAGCCAATTGATGATGAATGCCATCATGACTGCGCTCCCAATATGCCCAGCGACGGAAGCGCAAGCTGCGATTGCCAGGGGATGCGTCCAGCCTGCCATGATTGCAATGCCGCCGCCGATCACCCCGCAAGAAATGGCGCTTGGCGTTTCCAATGCGACCAACTTCCAATTCAAGCGCCGGCGCTCGTTTTTCAATTCCCGCCCAAGCGCCGCAATCCATCCTGACGCGGCGGCGAGCATGACGCTGATGAACATTTCTTCTTTGTTCATCGGAACGGCCAAAACGGCAGGAGCTTAATGGCCAGCACGGTTATGGCGCTTGTCAGGCCCGCCACCGCAACAATCACGCGCCAGCTTCCCTTTGCTTGGTCAAGCATTGTCCGAACAGCGCGCATGTCTTCCGCTATTGCGGTAACTTGCTTTTGCAGGCTGATCACTTCAGCCTCAAGCCTACCGAAGTCGCGGGGATCAATCGGTGCCATTATACAACCCGCCAAACAAAACCGATCCAATTTTGCCCGGCAGCGGCAGTCCCAACTGTTGTGCCAGCCGCCGCTTCGCCAGCCGAAAAATCAGATATAACCCCGGAATTTAATCTCAATAAAAAATAAGACCAGCGGCCTCCCGCTGGCAAAACGGCGGCAGCACCAATCGCAAAATTTTGCGCCACCCAATACCCAACGCCAGCCGTGTTTTGTGGGATCGCTGGCGCCCCAATCGTGGATCGTGCTGCGGCACTGTCTGCCGAAGCTGCAAGCGTAGCGCCTAAGCCGCTTTGTGCATTGATTAGCCTAAACCGCGTGCCGTCGTAAATCACAGTCACAATTGCACTCGCGGGCAAATCTCCTGCAATTAGCGCCACCGTGCCATTGCCTTTATTCAGCGCCACCGCGCCAAGGCTGTTGATGTTCAACGTGACCGCGCCAGTATTGGCCGCGCTGCTGATAAAACGAAATTCCTGCCCACCGCCGTATGCCGCCAAGGGCGGATTCAAGCTGATGGTGATGGCATTGGCCGTGCCGCCCGCGGTGCCGCCCCATAAAAAGGCGCCGTTTTGCGTCTGCCCAAGCGCGGCATAATCCGTGCGGGCTGTCCCGTCCGCAACGCCCGTATGCCGGAAATTGCCCATGGGCAAGTTGGCGGTCGGGATGGTTTGGCCGTCCCGCGCGATTGACGCGGTAAGGGCCTGCGCCATGTCGTTAAGGTCAGAATTGACTGACGTGGCAAGGATAGTCGTGCCGGAGACGTAATCAGATTGGGGGCGCGTGTAAGTGCCTGATCCATTGCGGGGCATGGGCGGGTTTCTCCATGACAAAAGGGGCGCAACCGGGTATGGTGCGGGGATGGATTATGCTGTCGGATGGCGGTGTTTTATCGCCTGCATTGCGGGATCAGCCGCTTGGCTGTTGTTTCCGCCTACTGAAAACCCAATCGAACGATTGGCGTTTTCCCTTATTTGCGGTTTTGGTGCCGCTTGGCTTGCTGGCAAGCTATGGTCAGGGCTGGACCGCGTAGGCCGCGCCTTGTTGGCCCGTCAGCGCCGAGATTAAGGCAGGCGTCACGCGCGGGCCGTTTTGAATTGCCTGATTGCGTAGGTATGCCTGCCCGGCTTCCGAGTTCATCAGCGCCTGCACAATGCGCGGAAGGAACATAGAAGATGCCGCGCCGGCAAGGCCACCAATCGGACCTCCCGCCATGGTGCCGCCAATGCCACCGGCTGCCGCCAATTGGCCGGTAAGCAAGGCATTGGCCATGTTGTTGCCAGCCGTGCCGGTATCCGGCGGCGGACGAAGGACGCTTTGGCCAATGCGCGCCAATTCGTTCAGATCGCCGCGCCCGAAAGCATACCCGCCGCCCGTAGATTGATTGACCGCGCCACGTAAAGCCAATGGCGAGATCCTGCCTGTAGCGGCGGCTTCACCAGCGCCACCAGCGGCGCGGGATATAACCATCAGGTTTGCATAATCCCGGCGAAGCTGATCCCACGCGGCGGCATCTTCCGGGCTTATGCTGTTATCCATTGCGGTGCGCAGCGTGTCGCGAAGATCACCAAGCGCCGCGCGCAAGTCGCCGTTGCTGGTGCTTCGCATAGATCGCCCAAGCGCGCTGTCCAGCATTCGATAGGATGCGCCAGGAATAACCGGATTAGGCGCTGTTTGCCCCGGCGCCAATGGCGCACCACCGGAGGAAGGTGGCGCCACCATCATGCCGCGCAATTGTTCAATGCGGGATTTGACCGGGCCGGCCAATTCGGCAGGAATAAACCGCAAGCTGTCTTCAATCTGCGCCAACCGGTTTTGCAAGTCAGGCGTGACGTTAAGCGTATTGCGATTGGCGATACTTTCAAACTCAGAACCAAGTTTTGACCGAATTGCGTTTAACGTATCGGGGGAAGTATCGCCCGCCGCCGTGCCAGTGCGGCGCATAACGGCGCGCGTGAAGGCGTCTTCCGATCTCTCCCTAATGGCTCGCTGTCTTGCGCCAGTGAAGGGCAATTGCTCAAGGCGTCCTTCAAGGTTTTTCAGGAAACGGCTTCCGGTTGCCTGCCCCGCCGTTACGGGGATATTTTCACGCTCCGCCGCTGCTACCAATGCGCGATACTCAGCATTGCCCTGTTGCTGGATAGGCGTGATCAAGCGCGCGCCAGTTGCCGCTACGGTTGGCACCGCCAAGGCCGTAGCAAGCGCCGCTAAGGGGCTATCGGTTGCCTCACCTACTGCGCCCGCCGCTGTCCCGGCTACGGTCTGTAGCGCAGGCTGGGACGCCATCACGGTTGCCGCGCGATTGACCAAAGAAGGCGCCACGCCCGCCGCAGGGGCGGTTGCAGCCGCCACGCGGCCGGCAGGGATAAGCATAGTGCCGACATCAACAAGCCCCTTGCCCGCGCCGCGCGCTGCAAGTTCTGCCGTGCCTTCGGGCGCAGGAGCCGCGCCTATTGTTGCTTCTAGGCCTTGCTCAATACCGCGCGTGTAAGCGCCCTCTGGCATGGCTGGCAGGCCAGCCGCGCGTAATCCGCGATTGTAAAGGTCAGGCAGCGCGCCCACGACTTGACCAAGCCGCTCATTGAACCCGGCGCCCAATTGCCCCGCCAAGCGCGCGGCTCTTTCGCCAAAGCCTCGCTGTGGTGGCGATGTAAGATGCCGCAAAATATCCGCGTCAGAATGCCCGGCTTGCCGCGCTGCAGCAACGTCAAATTTGCGCTCTTGCGCCAGAAAATCAACAATTTCAGGATCAGAATACCCGGCTTTCCGGGCGCCTTGCACATCAAACGCCATGACCAATCACCTTTGGAAAGAGGAAAGGGGCGGGCGGGCCGTGCCGGGCGCCGCATTGCCGGGCTGGGCATTACGCGGATCAGGCGTTACGCCAGGTCGGGGCGCGGTCCAATCTATTTCAGGCATCCCGGCGGCGGCCCTCACGCGATTTGCGCCGCGTGTCGCAAAGCCTGCAAATTCGTCAAGCATTGCGTTGTAAGCGTCCATATTCGTGAGAACGCCGGTTATGCTTGCCGGGCGTCGCAACATTTGCTCAATCATCACGTTTTCACCGGGCTGCAAGACGCCGGTATTCAGCAAGCTTTCGTCGCGCATTGCCATTTTCAAAAGCTCATACGCTGATGTAAGCCTTTGGCCTTCTGCATCGCGCGGATTGAATGCTTGCAAGCCAGTTCTTCCACGAAACGGCTCAAGCGCTTGGCGAAAATTATTGATGGCGTCCAAAACGCGGCCTGTCCCGACAACGGCAGTGCGCGCGGCTTCGGTTGCCTGTGAGGAAGGACGCTCCGGCCTCACTTGCGTTGTGGTCACATTACCGCCACCCGGAAGAGCAATTCGGCTTTGCTCACCAACCATCGGCGGCATAGCAGTTGCATCGCCAGCGCGCGGCATGACACCGGGCGCGGCGGGGGGCGCAATGGGCGCGGCAGGCGCGGGCATTTCTTGCGGCATGACAGGCGGCGCCATGCCAGCGCGCGGGCCTTGCACCATAGGCGCGGGCGCGGCCATGTCGGGCATGGGCAGCCCAGGCGCGGCGGCTGGCACCGTGGCGCCACCACCCGCGCGGCGGAGTTGCCCGGCTGCCAAGGCGCGTTGCACAAAGTCAGGCATGGTCAGCGCTGGCACCGTTACCGCTCGACCGCTCTCTTGATCAAAATACGATTGCGGGCGCTGAGAAATGGAATAAGCCATTTCAAAACGACGCTCTTGTTCAGGCGTCAGCGTCCCGGCTTCATACCCCGGCGCCAAGTCCGCAAGCAGGGCAGAAGCGTTTGCCGGCGTAAGGCTTGCCATAGTTTCACGCGCGGGCGCAGCCGGCGGCGCACTATAGCCCTGCACCGGGCGAATGGTGCCGCGATTGCCAACTTGCACCATCACGCGCTGGCCGCTTGCATCCGTCATTTCAGTAGGCTGGCCAAAACTCTCGCGCCCCGCCGCAGCGGTTGCCCTTGCCGCCGATGCGCGCTGCAAGGTCATTTGTTCCTGAAACCGCCGCTCGGCGCGGTCGTCGTCAATGGACCGCCGTGCGCCAGCCGCCGCAAGCCTTACGCTCTGGTTTGGCGATGCCTCAAGCCTCTGCAACACGTCAAGGTTGATTTCCTGCCCATTGGCAAGCCGCACCATGCGCGGCGCGGGCGGTTCCGGCATTTGCGCGGGCGGTTGCGCGGGCGCTGTGACCGGCATAGCCATACCACCGGTAGGCGCAGGCTGCCCGGTCATTTCAGGGTTAGGGATAGGCGGCGGCAGGCTGCCCGGCGTAACCGGCGCAGGGCCACCCGGCTCGGCAGGCGCAGGCCCTCGCCCATACAATGCCGCAATCTGCGCGTCCGCCGTTTCGCGATCTTCGCGCATCAAACGGTCAATCCGCCGGTTTTCAAGGCCAGCCATAACCCCGCCGATCAGCGCCGTGCCCATTTGCGCTAGACCGCCCGCATGACCGCCCACGTTGCGCGGCTTTAGGCTATCGGCAAGCAATTGATCGGACAGCCGCCCACGGCGCAGCGCCAGCGCAAGCGCGGGATTGGATGCGTAGGATTCAGACATGGATTAATTCCTTGCCGCTGGCTGACCAGGCGCTGGCTGGCGCCCCATACCGCCATAGGTTGCGTATTGCGCCCCACCACCAAGCGCAGCCGATCCCAGGCTATACATGCCCGCAAGCTGCGTCTGATATGCTTGGTTCCGCGCGTTAAACGCGTTGTTCAAAGACGCCTGCCGCATCGCCTCGGCCTGCATGTAATCGGTCGGCGCCACGCTGGTCTGCGGCGTGTTCACAAAGCTAGGCGCCTGCACTTGCTGACCGGTCAGCAGCGCCGCCGCCTCGTTCAAGGGGCTGGCGCGCTCGGTCAGGATTTCATTGATTGCCTGCCCGCGCCCCTGCAACAACAATTGGTTGTAGGCGTCATTCTCGGCCTCGCCAATGCTGCGCATTGCCACGTCATAGGCTTGCGTGCCAGGCATTAAGCCTTGCTGGCGCAGGCGCGTGTCCATAGCGTTGCGTCGTTCTGCCAAAACCGGGTTAAGCCGCCGGCTGCCCAGTTCCATCAAACGGCCTTCAACGGCTTCGTTGTTCAGGCTCAGCGGCGTTGCCAGTCTTTCCCGCACGGACTGAAGCTGTTGCACCCCGGCTTGTCCGTAGATGTCTTGCGCCTGCCGCGACAAGTCCAAGGCGCGTTGTTCTTCCGGCGCCAAGGATTGCACCGCTTCAAAGCGCGGCGTGCCGTCTGCCCAAGTGCCGATCTGGTTGAATTGCAAACTGCCGTAGGGGTCGCGCTGGTTGATGGCGTTTAGGCCAAATTGCGTGATGGCCGTTTCGCGGTTTGCCTTTGCAGCCGCCGCCGTTGTCGCAGCCGGATCGGGCGCGGCAGGCGCCTTTGGTGCTTTCTTGCCCATTCTCAATTCCTTTTGGCGAATAGCCGTTCAAAGTCGCGGCGCATGAAACCCATCACCGCGCCATGCACGCGCGGCGAAAACCAATCGCGCAAGGTGCCTTCCTGCTTAAACCCGACACCGCGCAAAAAACGCAGCGTGCGGGCCGCGTCATGCGGCACCATGGCCGTCACCCGGCGCAATTCGCATTGCACCAAGGGATAATGCAACAAGGCCCTAATCACCCCGCGCTGCGCCCATCGTGGCGTCACGGCGGCGATGCTCATTTCGCAATTGCCCTCGGTAAAGCCGGAATACACCGCGCCCGCCACCAAGGCCGCGCCGTCATGCACGCCAATGGCGTAACCATCGCCGGCAGTGCCCGATGCGTGGGGAATGCGCGCAAAGACCCATTCCGCAATTGCGCGATCCTCACCAAACACAAGTTGCATCATAGCCCCAAGGCTTGCGCTGGTTCAAACACGATATCAAAGGCGGAAAGCTGCATAGTGAAGCCGCGCGTCTGCCCGGCCATCCGCACCGCCCCCACATAGCCGATCTTGCCAAGCGAAACCCATGGGCGGATCGTTTGCGTGCCGCCCCATGACGAAACATCCCACACCGCGCTATCCCACAAGGCGGAAGTGTTGGTAAAGGACGGGACATTCTGCGCCGGCTGGTCACCATAATCCACGTCAAGCGCGATGCTGGCGTTAGGGTTATCGGTCGCCTGGATCAACGGTCGCAGCAAGGTGAAGCGCTTTAACCGGCTTGGCACCTTGAAATCAGAAAAGGCAGTTTTCAAACCCCAGGCAATATCGTTGCCATTGTCACTTGTGCCGAAATCAGCCCGATACACAATGCCGCCGGCCTGCCCGCCGAAATACAGATTGCCTTGCCACGTCGCCCAACACGCCGCGTTGTGATTGGTGTAGCGGCACCAGGCGCCGGAGAGCGTGTTCATCACGTATTGAATGGCCACGGTTGTGCTGATCGGCACGTTCACAATCACCCGATGGCCCTCGGGAAACACCGTTAGGGACCATCCGAAGTTGCTGCCGTATTGCTGGACCGCTTCCGTAAATAGGCGCGTGATCTTGTCAGTGACGGAAGTGCGCGCCACCACGCTGCGATCAAGGCCAAGCGCTTGCGTCAGGCTCACAACGCCGTCCACATTCATCAACGCAAAATCGCCGCCGGTCTGAATGAAGAACCGCCGGCCAATCGGCGCGCCAAGCAAAAACACACCCTGAAGCTCAAACGTTGTGGGGTTTGCCGGGTCAGTGCCGCGATACAAAGCCAATTCGCCGCGCGTGGAAATGAAGCCTATGTAATCCTCAAGGCCTACGGCGGAACTGTCAAAGGTCGGGGCAATGATGCCCGCGATAGCGCCACCATGGCGCCAGACGCCGCCCAGGTCAATCGCATTGGCCGCGCCCGAAATCGCGTCAGTCGCCAGATACCAAGCCTTCGTGGTGCCTTGCTCGCCAAACCAAACCCGGCGCTTCCATGTGGTGACGCAAAACAGATTGGCAGCCGTGACGCCCGTGATTGTTTGCGTCGCCCATGTGGTGCCGTTCCATGTGCGGACCCCATCGGCGCCATTGACCGCAATCAGGAAGCTTGCCGCCGTATTGGTGAAATTAACAAATTGAAACCGGTTATTGCCGAGGCCCGTTACCAGCGCCGTCCCCACCGCGCCCGCGCTGGATGCGTCAAAGATGCTACCATTCGCCACCGCGAAAAGCTTAGGCGTCGGGCCGTTGTAATCCATTAGGGTCTCGACGGCGCCGGTCATGCCTGTTGCGTGCGATGTGTAGCCGCGCCGCACTTCCACCCAAGACCGCTCGGGGAAGATGTTGTCCAAGATCAGCGCATCGCTGGCAGGCATATTCGCCACGCTATCGCGCGCATTAAGGCCGCCGACCGGCGCCGGGAATTGCCGCGCCACCCCGCGCGACACGCGGGGCACCTGCCGGCGCGGCCTCATGAACCAAACCCAGTATCAGGCACGTTGCCCGGCCCGATCAAGATAGGCCAGCGCCCGCGCGCCATGTCCAAGGTTGGGCTGGCGCCGTCCGTGGCCTCGGCCTGCTCCACCTGCCGCATCCAATCATCACGGAAGGCGGCATATTCCATGCCCTTTGATTGCAGCCAAAGCCATTTCACGCCCATCAGCATCAGGTCATCGGCAAAAACGCACGTGTCACTATCCGCCGTGAAGCGATCCTTTGGCGTGCCGTCCGCCGCCGTTGCCCAATGGGCTGAGATGTATTCAAAGGCTAGCGCGGCGGGGCTGTCTAGCGCCCCAGGCGGCGGCCAAATCCGAAACACGTTCTGACCACGCCCAATGAACCGGAAGCGCCGACGCGGCCCTGTCGCCACAATGCCGGACCGCATCCACTCATCTTCCTGGGGCGACATCGGGCCGATCAATTCCCATCGCCGGGACCGGTCCCAGAAAGTGCGATCAATCGGCGCCAGCATGTCAACCGGCGCCGCGTAAACGTCCTGGCAGAAGGAAAGCGCCGCGCCGGTAGCCGTAAACGTGGCCGGTTGCGTCAGCGTGACCGTGTTGATGTCCACCACAGACGCAAGGCGCGTGGCCTGCGTCATGGCGTCGCCCAATACTGCCATCCTGCCGGCCAATAGCCCCGCCGTGCTGGCAATGCCCGTCACCGTCAGTGAATTGGACGTGACGTTGCCGGTCAGGTCAATTGGCGCAGCAACGCTGATGTTCCACTCGGTTTGCAGCGCGGTCCATTCACGGTTGCGAAGCAGCATTTCACCGCACCGATTGGCCAGCGCGCCAATCTGGCGCGTCTGATCATCGGTTGCCCCCGCCACCGAAGCGGGAATGGAACCAAGTCCCATTTCCGCCGCAACGGCCCGGCCAAGCTCAAGCCAAGTGTAAGGCATCGCTTACGCGCCGTATTGCTTTAGCCACTTGGTGGCGCTGACCCGCACGAAAGACGCCAAACGGCCTTGCGCGACAGATGTGGAAGCATTGGCGGACAATTCGTTGATGGCACCGCCAACCGGCGGAAACACCAGCGCCGCAGTCGAGGTGCTGACATAGACATTGACCGCAGTGCCGAGCGGTTGCGTTGAAGGCAGCAAAACCGCCGTCTGGCCCGACGCGGTTGTCACTTGGTTGATCGTGCCGGTAAGCGGCGTGGCGCCAGACTGCGCCGTGCCAGCGCCCGCAACCGACGCCGGGATGGTTTCGCCTACCAAATTGGCAAGCGCTGATGGCATCCCAAGGCCCATCATATCAGAACCAAGACCGTTCATTGTATCAATCCTCTTCCTGCGCCGCCCGGCGACGCTTGGGGTTAGCGGCCAATTCAGCCTGCAATCGCTCAAGGGCCGCCTTGAGCGTGGCAATCTCGTCAGTCTGCGCCTCAATTTGGCGTTGCATCTCATGCGCGCCCTTCATGTTTGACGCGGCAGCAAGAAACGCCTTTGCGCGCTCCACATAAGCCCGCCCGCCCATGCCCAGGCGCTTGATGCC